GTGCCGTCGAATCCGACGGTATCGGTCTGTACCAGACCTCGAATCCTTGGGCCATGATCACGCTCGATGCCCTCCGAGGAAGGCCGTCACGTGGTGCATGGGCGCACTGCGATAGCAATGGGCTCACGGGGCCACAAAGGACCCGTGCTGCCGCACTTGTTGAACCTGCTAGCCAATTCAGCTTCAGGGACAGGAAGTACTGGATCTATGACACCTTCATTCGGTATGTCATGGGTCCACTTGCCGTCGCCATGGTTGAGGAATGCCTTAAGCGCTGGGCCTATCACAAGGTCTTCAGCCATTTGGCAAGTTCGCGTGCCCTCTTCGGGGTCCTCGCGAAACTCAGCCTCTTGCTCTCGGGCGTGGATATCCAAAAGATCTTCCGCGTCCTGAGCATGTGTGCGCCAGCGCTCGCCATGGCCATCGCTGAGCGAAAACAAGTTGTCAAGCGCTTTGTCGCGCACCTTGTTCTCACTCAGCTTAAGCTGTGCCCTGCCGTGGTGGTGCACGCTGTCTGGAACGCCTACTGCCTGTGGAAAGGCAACCGAGGCGATCAGCTCAGCGTTGTCGCTGCGCAGGAGAACCCAGAAGTGCATGCTGAAGTCTATAGCGACACCTGCCTCGACGGTAGTGTCGCTGCCTGCCCTACGCAGGAAGGCTTCACGTTCACTCTCGGCGAGAAAACGTGCGTGCCCAAATTCGGGTTGCGCTGCTGTATGCGCATCGGTGGGGTCTACCAACAAGTACTCCGCCAATGCAGTTGTAATCAGTGGATTGGCCTCACCCAACGTGTTGGCAAGTGTCTACCGATGCACAAAGATAAACCGGCTGAGGAAGCCGTGTTTAGGAAGTGGAAGTCGTTGCGATCGACCACTGACTACTTGTGTGGGGCTCTCGGTCGCATCCGAAACCCTATGCGGTACAAGACGTGGTTGGCTCGTTACACCGGACCTCGGCGGCGTTTCTTCGCTGCCATGAAGGCAACCCTCAATGTCACTCCTGGCAAGTTCATCGCCAAGAGCTTCATCAAGCGTGAGAAATCACGCGGGATTCATGGACAACCTGGAAAAATTGGCGCACCACGCGTCATCCAAGGGTGTCCTGAAATCCTCACTCACCTCACGGGACAGTGGTGCGTACCGCTTGCAAAGCGCATGCACGACCGTCTGGGTGTTTATGGAGGCCACATAGTCTACACGTGTGGCATTACTGGGGAGCAGATTGGGGCTGAGTTTGGGAAGGCGATTGATGAAGTTCGTCTCTCCTCAGCTTCCGGTCGTGTCGTCATCGTTGAGGATGATCAATCCCGGTTCGACCTGCATCTCGGCAGAGGGGCTTTCAGCTTCCTCGACGAGGTGTACCACCGCCTCCTGCCCAAGCGCGTTGCCCGTTATCTTCAACGGAAACGTTCTCAGGGCGTTCTTTGTGGTGGGACTAAGTACTCAGTCCCTTACACCATGCAGTCTGGTTGGCCAGACACCTCACTCGGGGACACCCTTGTTAATGCAGCGATGAAGCTGTACATACATGGGGTGGGAAGACCGTGGAGGAGCATAATCTGCGGTGACGATAGTGTGACCATCACTACGGCTGAAGAAGTCGCAAGACTCGGCGGGAAAAACTATTTCCTAGACCAGTATGCGTCCTTCGGCATGGAGGTTACCTTCGACATACGCGATGACCCGCTCGACGTGGGTTTTTGCTCCGGGCGCTTTATGCCACATCACTCAAGCTATTTGCTGGTCC